ATTTCGTTGGTTCGCCGTTCCATGCCAAACTTGATGGCTTATGACATCTGCGGCGTTCAGCCAATGACTGCTCCAACCGGCCTCATCTTTGCCATGCGTTCCAATTACCAATATGCTGGTACTGGAAGAACTTACGGACAAGTCGGTTATGCCGAAGCTATGTTCCAAGAGCCACAACCATCTTACGGTGGCTCTGGTTGGACCTTGCCAACTGGCTACAATGGTCTTTCTGCTGGATTTGGTTTGAATTACGGTAACTCTGCCAGCATCCGTCCAACAAACGCAAATATTCTTGGACAACTTAGAGGTATCATTACAGCTAATGGCGAAGGAATTGGTAACAATCCAAATGGACTTAGCGGTGGATTACTGACACCCGGAAGTGCTTATTACGGCACTTGGAACCAAATGTCGTTCACAATTGACCGCGTTGCTGTAGAAGCTCGTACACGTGCACTGAGCAGCAACTACACAGTTGAATTGGCTCAAGACCTCAAGGCTGTTCACGGTCTAGATGCTGAAGCTGAATTGGCAAACCTACTCAGCACAGAAATTCTTGCCGAAATCAACCGTGAAATCGTCAAGACAATTTACTTTGTTGCAAGAAATGGTTCTCAACAACCAGATCTCACCGCAGCCGCCTCAGGTGGTGGTGTATATGATCTTGATGATGACTCAGACGGTCGTTGGTCTGCTGAACGTTTCCGTGGCCTCAGCTTCCAAATCGAACGTGAATGCAACCAAATTGCCAAGGAAACTCGCCGTGGTAAGGGCAACTTTGTAATCTGCGATAGCGATACCGCAGCCGCCCTCGCCATGTCTGGATTCATGAGCCTCAGCCCAGCAATTGCTCCTCAACTCAATGTTGATGACACACAAAGCACATTTGCTGGTATTCTGAGTGGTAAGATCCGCGTATACATCGATCCATATAGCCCAGTTGGATTTAACTTCTTCGTTGCAGGCTATAAGGGTGAGTCGCCATACGATGCTGGATTGTTCTACTGCCCATACGTTCCGCTACAAATGGTACGTGCAGTTGATCCAAACACTTTCCAACCACGTATTGCCTTCAAGACCCGCTATGGTGTAGTTGCTAATCCATTCGTTCTGGATTCTGCCAACCGCCCAGATGGTCAAAACCTCACAGCAGGATTGAACCAATACTACCGTTTGACAGCAATCAGAAACCTCCACGGTAACACAATCTGATAGACGGTTAAATTAACACTTCGAAAACCTCCCGATCACTCGGGAGGTTTTTGTTTTACCATAAATATTTCTATGAGTTTATGTTCATCAAACACTAACCCGATGTATAACAGTTATTTTCGTCTGGTATTTGGTCGTGGGACCAAACAGATGGAACTGATGTGTCAGAGAGCAAATCTTCCGGGTATTTCTGTTCCCGATCAACCGCAACCCACAACACTTGGTACAACAATTCCAGTACCAACTATGGTAGCAAATTTTGAAACTTTAAATGTTGAATTTATAGTTGATTCGGATTTGACAAACTGGATGAGCATTTATTCGTGGATTCGCAATATTACAAATATCAAAAATGATACGGAACACAATGCTCTATATCAATCTTGGCACCATGAGGCAAATTTGTTTTTATATGATCCTACAACAAACTGTGAAATTTTAAGAGCAAAATTTAATTATATTATTCCAGTAAAATTAAATGGTATGCAATTTCAGGCAGATAGTGCTGATGCAATAATTCAAAAAACCAATTGTACATTTAAATATTCGTATTTTGATCTTTGGGCTGGCGATCAAGAAGACCCAGTTCCATCAAATTTAAAAAATTAAGTTTAAATATAGTCCAAGGGATTGTCTGACCAACCCTCTGGTGTATTTGGGTTGGCTTCCGGTTTATAAGGTAGCTTATTCGTTTCAGGCTTCATCGCCTTGCGTTTCTTCTTCTTAGGAGCATCTTCGGACGGCTTTTCCTCCGGAGGGCTTATAGGCGATTCTGCAACTACATCGTCCCATTCTTCATCATCAGAATCATCTAAAATTTCTACACCTTCAAAATTGTCAATAAGATCATTTACAAAATTTACAAAATCTGGATTATTGAACAAATCATTCAAAAGTTGCAAACCATTTTCAGAACCAATTTCATCTTCTGGCCCAGAACTTATAATTGTTTTTGAATCAGACTGCATAGCCATAAAATATACTTCATACATTTTTTCTAATTCTATGGCCGGTATACCAATATAAACAATTACAGATCTTGGAAGGTTGACTTCATACCCTTTGACATTTAACAAATAATTTGTAAGTTTTACATATTCTACCATTTCATTTTTTTGCCCTCTTGTATAATAATTTTCTAAAAGAGCTGGTAGTTTTATGTTTATTTTATCTGGCGCATATTCGCTTACCATTCCAATTAATTCTTCTCCGGAGGTAAGCTTTACAATTCGCAATGCGCCTGAGAATTCATTCTCAGGAAGTGTGTCGGACATATTATGTCCTCCCTTCCATAATATTTATCTTTCAAAGGTCGTTAAAACTCATTGAACATATTTTAAAATCAAATTTTTCTTTCTTGTATATTTTTAATCGTTCTTCAAAGTGTTTTAATACATGGTTCTTATGAGATTTCCAAGAAAGATCATCTACAATATCATAAACTTTTAATGTCTTTTTTCTTTCAGAGACTCGCAAACCACGACCAATGCTTTGCAATAATCTTATTACTGATTTAGTAGGAGAAGCAAATATGATATTATCAAGATTGACGATATTGATACCAGCAGAAGTAGTACCAAAGGACGCAACAAGGATTGCGTCTTTTTCTTTGTCAATGATTCTTCTGATATTTTCTCTTGCATCAGCTTCTGTTTTTCCGTGTATAAGATAAATTTTTCTATCCGTTCCCGCTGCTTCCAAGATAGCTGCGAGTGGTTTTCCATGTGTTTCGACGTAATTAAAGAGGATAAGGGTATTCCCTTTGGTTCGGAGCGCGAGTTGTTTGATGAATTCGTTTCGTTTTTCATTTGTGACGATCCATTTTATTTCATCAATATACTTTTGTTTTTTCAACAATTGTTTTTCTTCGTCACTATATTTAAGAATTACACAATCTATACCAAGTTTTGCCAATAAACCTTTATTCATTAGGTTTTTTGTGTGTATAAACTGTACAGCTGGACCGAGTATACCCTCAATACTCAATCTATGTGCTTGTGTTTGTTGTAATGTCCCCGTTGTGCCGATTCTAAACCAAGCTTTTGAAAGCTTTTGTCCAATAAAATTTATTGATTCGGCTTTTGCTTGATGACATTCATCAAAGAATACTGCATCAAATTGATCAAACCATTGCTTTGGCAATTTATAAATTGATTGCCATGTAGAGACTACTATCTGTTGTTTTGTTTCTTTTTCAACTCCAGCAGTAATCTTGTGTATGTATTTTTTGCATGACCAAGATTTGTCTTGTCCAGAGTAATCAAAAAAGTCAGACTCCATCTGATTTACTAGACCGACCGTTGGAACCAAAATTAAAATTTTGCGATCTGTAGGTATAACCTTTTGCAGATACCGAACCAAGACGTATATAATAAGACTTTTTCCTGAGCCAGTTGGTGATATCAGCACCGAACGATGATTGTTCAATGCATGCAAGATACCCTGTTTTTGGTGGTCGTGCATCTGCACTGCCTGTTTTCGAACCGAAACCTTCAAGGATTCGTAAAAAACCTGAAGTTGTTTGTCCGTGATGCATAAAGGATTTTTGGTTTCTTTTACGTTTAGGGTGTAGCCACGATCTGTGGAAAACTTTTCAAGATATGTCTTAAGTCCTCTTGGAAGTGTTGATGAAAGTATATCGTATAGACGAATTTTTCCGTCCCATAGCCTACGTTTGAACATAGGCATATACTGGGCTCCGGGGACCATGAATGAGAAGTAATCTCTCAATTCTTGTTTTAATCCCTTTTCTGTCTTTACATAGTATCTTACTTCATCAATAGATTCAACATCTATATCCACTCAATATTTATACGATACCATTCATCATTTTTTGCCAATCTATAGCAGACTTAATAGTAAAATTTCTATTATTAAGTGCTTTTAAAAATTCTTCTACCATTTTTACTTTTACTTCATTTACAACAATTTTTGATTTCAACTCAATAAGTTTTGGATCTGCGTCCATAAATTTATCAACATCTGTTTTAAGAATTCCCAGATCAAATGGTTCTTCTTTCCATTCTTCTAGTTCTTCTTGTGAAGCTTTTCCGGTGTAAATTTTCCACCTACGAAGTTTATGGATGGCAAAGTCATTTTGTTGTTTTGCCAAAAGAAGTTTAAGATCTGTCAAAATATTAAGATACTTTCCGTGTATTTGAGGTATCTTAAGAGACTCTATACCTAACTCTGTA